ATATCAATATAAAAAAAAAGCTTGGCAAAGCCAAGCTATTTTTAATTTACTTAATAAAATATTTTAGAAATTTAAAATACAATAATCAGGTTGTACTGTTAATGATAATTCCTGAGCAGCATTTTCATTATCCCAGTTATAATCACCGAATCCTGCTTCAGTAATTAATGCTCCCTTAATAATCCATTCAGAAACTATATCACCTACTGGTCCTAATACATTAAAAGTAAGATCTTTTTTATAGAAATCACTATAACCATCTCTACCAGTTACTGATTCGTGATGCAATCTAACCCATTCCATTACCGCTTGAGCCCCTGACGGTGTAATTGGATCGAAAAGTGTCAATGAAATTGTATTCCAAAGAGTTTTTCCTTTTACGTATCTTGCAACGTTAATGTGGTTAAGTTGAACTGTTCCTTGAGTTAATGATACAGCTCCAACTCCCTTAACTTGGTAAGAAGGTATTCCATCAACGTATAAGATAAATCTATTTTGTTGCTTTGGCTCAAAAGCTGTGTAAAATATTTCGTTTGGGTCTAATACTGCCATTTTATTTAATTATTTATTCTTTATTATAAATATTCTATTTTTTAGTTTTTATGATGGAAATTCAACTCCAGTAGGTAAAACATTAAAGTCAAGAATTATGAATTCAGCTGTTTTAGTTGGTTGGAGGAAAATTTGACCTACCATTTCATTTCTATCAACAACATCTGGTGTGTTGTTTGTTTCATTCATTACTACTTTAAAAGCATATAATCCTTGTCTTTGTTGTACTGATTCTAAGTAAGGATTTACTTGACTTAAGAAATTATTTCTTGTTGCAATTGTATTTTGTTCAAATACTAAATTATCTGCTACTTGAGAAATAAAACTCTTTAAAGTAATTAATAATCTTCTTACATTTACTCTATCTAAAGCACTTGCTCTATTTTGTAAAGTTTTCTGACCAAATACTACAACTCCTCTTCCTGGGAATGTAGCTATTGGGTTTACATTATTACTATATAATGAATCTCTGTTTCCAGATGTTAATTTTCTTTCCGCTCTAATTACGTTTCCTAATGCGCCTCTAATTAAACCTGCTGGTGCGAACCATGGTTCTGATGAAGCATCAGTAAATGAATATACACCAGGTATAAACGCTGAAGCTGGTGACCAAGTTGTTTGTCCACTTGTAGGATCTACAGCTTGTAACCAAGGCCAATAAGCCGCAGCATAACTTGAATCAAATGCTGATACACTATTAAGTGTTGCGCTTACTGTACTTCCATATTTTGAAACATCAATTACAGCAATACAATCTTGTCTATTTTCTGCTAATGATACTAAAGAATTTACTTGAGTAATATGAGCAGCAAAGGTTGAATCTGCAATTAATCCTGGAGCTACAATAATGTTAAAGTTGTAATCATCTTTATTATTTAGTAAAGAAATTGAGGATGAATAATCAGTTGCTGTTAATCCTTGGATATTTGTATTTGAAATATCTTGATTAAATTTAGCTGGTGAAGTAGCTGCTTGAATATTTTCACCAGATCCACTAATAAATGAACCTGAAGAAGCTACAGGAATAAATTCGTCAAATGGAATATTACTTCCTAATTTACCACCACTTATACTATATAAAGAACCACTACTTATGTTACCATTATTATCTAAATAATTTGGTGTAGGGCTAATTACTTTTTTAACTGTTATGTATTTACTTTTATTAACATAGCTACCTGAAGCTTGTACATAAAAATCTGAACCATCTTGTCTTATATTAAATACTTGATTTCCGATTACCTTTTCAATATAATTGGCAGAAAATGGATCCAAAGATAAATCGTTAAAAGTTTCTAATACTGATTTTTGTTGTAAAGTATCATTACCTTGTCTTACTATTAAAGAGAAAGTACCTGAACCTGTATTTACTCCTGATATTTCCCATCTTACGTTTTCAGATGAACCCGAAACTAAAGTACCATTTGCTGAATCAGCACTTTGCCAGTTATTCATTACAGCTCCTTCAGAAATAGTCTGAATTTGGAATGATTCTGAAGTTGCGGTATTTAAAATACCAGTGTTGTTTGATCCTTGTGTACTACCCGATGTAAATGGGGCACTAAAGTTACCATGAACAACTCTTGTTACTAATAATGATGTGCCTCCTTGTCTAAAATAGTTATTAGCTGCGGTTGAAGTTAAATAAGAATACTCAACTGATTGACTCTCAACAGTTTGACCAAAAATAGCTTGGTATTCACTAAATGAAGTAACTAAAGTTGGAATTCTAACTGGACCTTTTGCAGCCGGTCCTATAATAGCGGCACCAAATTCGACGGGGCTTTGCTGGATAAATGATTGATCATTTTCTCTTGCTAATACACCTGGAGATATTAATGTTTCTGCCATTTCCTTATATTAAAAATTTAAATATTATTTTATTATAAATATGAGAAATTATTTCAAAAATTTATTCTATTGAACTTATTTCTCCTGTTTCTAAATTTATATTACCATTGCCATATTTTTTTTCTAATTCTCCGGCTGTGGTAATTTGTTCTTTTTGTAAAGATTCATATTTTTCAAATATGTTTTCTTTTTCTTTTTTTAATTCGTATTTACGAATTTCTATATTACCTAAAGCTAACGCAATTTCTGTATTTCGCAATTGGTAACTTTTTAAACTTGCAACTTCTTTTTCAGACAACTTTTTAGACATAATGTTATATTTTATTATAAATATATTAGGATGCCCTAAAAATTAATTTCTTTTTCTACCATCTAGTGTTGGATCCCTAAGTGGATTTAAATCTCTCATATCACGAACAACTTCATTTGTTATTGTAATTTTAGACCTTGAATTATATTTTTTTAATGATTTTAATTCTTTTTGTATTGTATTAGGTATAATATACCCTCTTAGTCTTATACCAAAAGTTCCTTTAACTAATCGATCTTGGTTTTGAACTAATTCAGTTGCAGTTGTAAAAGAATCTATAAAGGCTCTAAATTTAAATTTACTTGGATCACCCCAATAAGCATCAGAAGCATATTCACAAGCTTCAATTATTTTATTTAATTGAGACATATAATAAGTCTGAATTAAACATTCATATTCCATTGTAACATAATCAGGTTGGGCAACAGCATAAAAAGTTTTTACTGGCTTTCTATTATTTAATGTTGCGAAATTATCATAAAAATTATCTGCACTAAATTTGGATTGCCAAACACCATTTAAATTAGGAGAATTAGCATCTAATTTATTTGCTACTGATCTATCTTTAGTAATAGTATTCCTTTTTATTACAATAATAGGTAACATTATGGCATTAGATTTATCTCTATAATATCCATCTCTTTGAAATGATTTCCATCTTTCAGGAGCACCATAAATTATGGGCACTTCTCTTCTAACGCCATTTTGTATTACAAAGGGTTTAATTACATTTCTAAAATAATAAAATACAGCTTCATCAATATCCTGGATACCAACGGAATATTGTTTAGTATCATCATCTTTAAAACTCATTTCCTGAGATCTATTAAATTCAATGCCCGTTGATTGGACATTGGCATTAAAATTCCCATCAGCTAAATTTGGATTTCCAGAATCACCTCTATTTTCTATTCCTTTAAAGGCTTCTTGCTGTTCTAAGCTTAACTGTCTTTGAGTTTTCGGTATTGGTTTTCTAGGTCTTGCCATTAAAATCTTTCTTGATATGGTGAAATTGCTACTTTATCAGCTGGTATATAATAAGTTGATACTAATACTGAAACATTATTACCATAGTTTTCTAATCCTGGGTTTAATGGGTTTATATTATTAGGGTAAGCAGGATTTTTACCTCCCCAATATTGGTTGGCTACTGTTGATTGTACACCATAATATCTTTCTTGATATAAAATAATATCACCTACTCTTAATAACACATCGGCATCCTTTAAATCATCTCTAAAGAAATAAAATTCAATAGGTTGTCCAAATTGCACACCTTCAACATTTTCAGCATATTGCTCATTTGTTCTATTTATAAGAACATTAAAGATAAAAGGACCATCATAGAATTTTTCCGCATCAGCTTCACCATATAAATTAACTTTTGTTTCTTCTAATTTAAATTGATAAACTGAACATTGTTGGGTTATAATATTACCCATTAATTCTCTGTTAAGTTTTCTTACCAGAGACATATCCCTCTGTGTAGTAAACATTGCCATATTAACCTATATAAATTGTGTAAGGTACCTGTTGCAATTCAGTCATTTTAGCTTCTGCTTCTGATGCCCTACGATTTAATAATGCCTGTCTAGATGTTTCATCTAAATAATTTCTTAATCTTTCTATTAATGCTGTTTTTTCTGCAGTTGCTGCTGATATTAAATCACCTTGATTTAAATTAACTTCAGCATTTGGGATTGGAATACTAGAATATTTACCTCTAACATATCCTAACATTTCTTTTGCTAATGATAAAGTATATTCAAAAATCCATTGTCTACCAATTGAATTAATATAATCATAATTAGGATTATCATAAGGTGTATTAGATACATTAGTTACTCTACTTGGAGTATTATTAACTGAACTTTCGATTCTTTGAGATCTTATAATGTATTCAAACCAAATTCTATGTTCACAATTATTGCCATCCCCAACTGCACCTGAGAAATTAGGTATTGGGAATATTCTTAATTTATCATTATGAATTTCAAAAGAATAATTTGATCTTCTTACCATATCATTCAATTCTATTGCTTGTATAGTTTGAATATCATAATTTAAAGGCATCATTAAGAAATTAATAGCGGGACTCATACCACCAAAACCAAAAGAATCAAACATATTTTGATAACCAAAACCTGTACCAGAATAAGGATCATAATATCTAGTAATTGCTGGTGCTCCTTGATAAAATACTCTTTTTATTTCAATACCAAAATCTGCAATTGAACCAGTTATGTTGCTTTGGGTCATAAAAGTTTGGAAAGAATAATCCTGAACACTAGAAGTTAAAACAAATGAACCCGAATACCAAGGAACATTTCCACCTGAACCAGCTTCCGCTCCATACATTTCTGTAAGTCTTACTATTGGTTCAAAACTAGGTGTTATAATTGATTGATTTAAGGATGAACCAGTTGATAAACCTTCTAATGAAAGTTGATTATCTCTAACTTTATAGGCATATAATTCATTACCATAAGTTGTAACAGCTTCTTCAAAAGCCGTATAAAAAGATCCTGATTGTAATTCTACATCAACTAAAGGATAACCTAATCTATTTGCACAAAAAACAGCTACTTTGTCTGCATCAGTTTGAAAATCAGTTTGCGCATCATAAAATCCAAATGGTGTATCTCCAGAACCTGAAGCAAAAGAACTTGAACCTGGCCAAATTGGTACATTCATACTTAATTATTTTGTTATAAATATTAAAAATGGTTTTATTATTATAAATATAAAAAAAAAGCCCCGCTAATGCGGGGCTAATTTATAAATCAAAGTTAACTATTGATTAAAGAGTATTTAATCCGTTGATTTCG